GTAAAACGAATCAATTTATTTCCAGAAATGGTCCTAGAATGGCCAAGGAGCACACTTAAATAGGTGCTCCTGTAGCCTTATATGTCTAGAGTGCTAAAGCCGCTCCTAGGCGATCTCACAGCTGCCAGCGCTGCATGCTAGTTCTTGAGTACCTGTTGTCTCATCACTATCTTCAATCATGTCATCCCAGTTTATTTCTGCTGGCATGATTTCTATAGCTGCTTCGTATGTCTCTTTGTCACATTCGGTGTACGGTGCTTGTTTGTATGTTCCACCATCGTACGGTAAGAAAGAGATACCACTGATTGCATCGAAGTTGTTCCACACCCAAGATCCGACCTGAGGCCACTCGTCGTCTTTAACAGACACAGTGATGCTTGGCTTGTGCTCACACCAATACTCCTGATATGTCTTCCACAACTCTAAATGCTCGACGGCTGTCATATCGTCGCGTGTTACACAGTCATCAGGTGCTTTAACAGGGAAAGAGAAGACGGTGGTGTTGTCTGGCTTCATGACATCAGGTTCGTTAGGCACACCATTGGTGATCAAGAACTGCGTCAAAGGATCTTTGTTATCCCCACGAACTGTACGGATGTAGTACTTGCTATGGCGTGCATGGATACCTGAAGCGCTGTCTACAAGCTGAGACACTGTCCCAGATGGCTTTACGCATGTAATGGCAGCAGACTGCTCAATGCCTAGCATCGAAGCAAGTTCTTTATTTGCTTCGTTAGCTTCTTCTCGCAGCTGGTTTAGAAAGCCTGGCAGCGTGTCCTTCTGGTGTTGTGTTTTGCCGTAGGTGTGAGGATTATCGAGGATGCCTGTTAACGACACTCCGAGTAATCTTTCTTCTTCGGTGTTTTTCTGCCAAATCTTACGCAAATACGGAAAGTACGTAAGAGTCGACTGAATGGTCCCGAGGATACTCGCAACTCTCACCTTTTTCTTGAGGGTACTAGGAGTATCATCTGAGCGTACGACAACCTCTGTAAGATTGCAGAACTGGTATGGACGTAATATGATCTCGCTGCACGGATTCGTTCCGAAGTCGTGATCGGCGTTTCTCTTGCCATACTTTGCTGCTTGCTTCTGTGAAGCTACTCGGTTGAATATACCTCTTTCACCGCTGTGGGACTCATACAGCGCAACCCACTCGCGCATAAAAGCGCCTACATCTGGTTTCTCTGTATAACACACACTATTGTTGGCCAGTGCTCTTTGGGGGTTTTGGTTCCACCATTCGCCTGACTTAGCATGTCTCATACGATCGTCAGTCAAGTTAGACAGACTAATCATTGCACTTCGGCGTACTCCTCCAACGACAACAACCTCACCAATCTTACACATAAGATCGTGGGCTTCGACTGAGGACAGCTTGCGACCTGCAGCCTGCTTAAACATGTTTACGGTAAAGTTAAACAAATCTTCAAGCGGCGCTGGTCCTGAAGCTCGACCACCAAACTTCTTAAGTCTTGTTCCTGCTGGTCGTACTAGGCGCATATCCCAGTTAGGGATCTCTCCACTATACAAAAGGGCAATTAGTTGTCTGAAGCCTTTGGCCCAACCTTCTTTGCTGTCTTTAACGACAATCGTTATGTCACTGTTAAAGAGTGTCGCTGGGATCTCTGGAAGACGGTTGATATACTGTCGTTCTACTGAGAAGCCTACACCTGTGCCGCACATAAGGATGAACATAGCTTCGTCAAATGCTTTGGGGTCATCAACGACAACATAAGAGCAGTTATAGCCGCAAGTGTTGTCTCGGGCTAATGCTTCACCTGCAGTCATCATAGACCGCATAGATGGCATAACTGACTTAGACAATATTGCTTCTTCTATTTCTTGTCTTAGAGCTGTAGGAAGAACGACACCATGTTTCTCTTTAATGTGGTTCAAAATGAACGACATGTATCTGTCGACAGTCTCATGCCAATGCTCACGACGCTGTTTGTCGTCTAAGTATCGTGCATAGCGGGACTTATGGATAAAGTCTTGGTATAGGTATTGGTTGCTTAAGGTCATATAGGTCTCTTATTAGGTTCTATTAGGATGTTCTTCTAGTTGTAGTAATAGAAAGCCTTTAGAGACCTTAAGACTCTTATAGGTCTTCTAAAGTGCGGCTTCTTAACGAAAAAAAAGTCCCCCAGCCTTTCGACTGAGGGACCTGGACAACTACACGGAGTGTAGTATTCCTAGTTGTTCACCATAGGGGTGTAAAATTTGCGTCTCAAACTTCAGACTCAAGTAGCTCAATGAGCATTTTGCAGTATTGCTTTGCTTTGCGTATGTCTTCTGCGCCGTTCTTGTGCTTGTAGCGTGAGGCATATTTGATGATGTTGCCTGCATAGTAGTCTTGGGCAATGCCTAGTGACTCCATGAACTCTGCAGGCTCAATGCCACCGATGTTGTAGTGGCTAGGGCGGCTGATGTTGTCAGTGCGCTCTTCTTTAAACTGTCGTGATAGCCATGAGTCAGTTCTTTCGTGCATGACATCTGATTGATAAAGAGCTTGTTCAGCGCGCCGTTGGTCTTCTAGGCTCATATTGTCTGAGGCTGCCATAGTATTACTTTCTCCTTATTGGCATCCCAGTCTGAGGCATGAAGTATGCGCGCTACTCTTGCTTGAGCAAGGGCGTCATCTTCTGTTAAGCCTGCAGCTAGGTATGTGTTTAGTACCTGGTCCCATGTGCATGTTTCAGGGCTGCTAAGTAGTGTTTCTGCTTTTTTGGCGCCGACGCCAGGACAGCCTTTGTAGCCATCGGCGACATCACCAGTTAAAGTCTGTGTAAGAAAGTATTTGAAGGCTTCTTGCTCGCTTATTTCACGCAGCTCACCTAGGCGATAGGTTCGACCTGGTATGGTGTATAAGTCCTTGTCATCAGAGACGATAATAGGCTTTTTGTATTTGCTGCTGGTTGCAAGAATACCTAGTACGTCATCGGCTTCTAGCTGATCATATACATGGGTGTCGTACAGCTCGCTTATGTGGTCTTTGAGCCTTTTATAGGCCAAAGGTTTGCGAGTGTTTTTCCGATTGCTCTTGTAGGTCGGGAGTACCGTTTTTCTGAAGTTGTCAGAGCCACTGAAAGTGAATATGCAATCATCAGCATCAAGTTCCTCCACTATGTTTTTCATGTAGTCGTTAAAGGTATCTACACAGTCACTGAAGCGTGAGTGTAGTGTGTGGATGTCGTCATCCCACTGTACTTCTGTTTCGTGGCCTATTGTGATTTGAAAGACCACCATGTCGCCGTCAAATAGCAAGGTGTTACTCTTCTTCATAAGTACCTCGCACGACGTCCTCTAAAAATATCAAGCCATCGCTTGTAATTTTCCAAAGGTTTGACCATTGGTCGTTTTGGACATGTGTGCTGATTAAGCTGCAGCAAGCAAGCATGGCTACTGCGTCAGCGTGTTTGCGGGCAAAGTTGCTTCTTGTGGTAAAGCCTTCAAAATGTGACTTTGCAAGGACTTCAAATGCCGCAGCATCAGCCTCAGTGGGTTGTTGCCCAATTGCTTCCGACACTGAACTCGGCGTCAATTCTACATCTGAAGTTGAAACTTCTGCCTGCCTCTTCTGCGCTTCCTCGAATGATATTACCGACATCTTCGGCTATTTCCTTCCTACAGGCGACCTGCACTTCATCGTGCACCCACGCGCAGAATACGTAGTCTTTATCCCACCCATGTTTGAAGCCTGATTGTTGTAAATTTTGTCGTGATAAAACCAGCCAACGTTTTGCAATTAATGCACCTGCGCTTTGCAAAAGCAGGTTAACTGCACTGTGGCTGCTGCGGGCGTGCAGCTTACGTTTATCTAATCCAAACAGATACTTACGAGTTTCTACAGCTGTTTCAACAGCACTGCGCAGCTGCTTTATAGCAGGGATGGCAGCAAAGAATTTCTCGCGTATCTGTCGTCCTTCATTACGGCCTTTGCCAATTACTTCACCTAGCTTTTGGTCACCTGCACCATAGATCAAACTATAGATAAAACGCTTTGCTGCATCACGGTCAGGTAGACCTGCAGCCTTTTGGTTTTTGGTGTGGATGTCGCCATTCAGCACTTCGGCAGCGTAGTCTCCAGCATCCCAATTGTGCATAAAATGTGCGAGGCATCTGAGTTCGAGACCTGACAAGTCGCAACCGACCAAGGACCACCCAGAGGGCACTGTAAAGAGTGAACGTATCTCATGGCCGTAAGGCAGCCGCATGCTTGGCACTTGTGCAATGTTGGGGGCAAAGTGGGTTGCTCTTCCTGAGACTGCTCCATTGGGAATGTATCTCCCGCGTATGTGGTTGTTTGAGTTTACAAGTTTGAGATAACCTTGATTGCCTTCGGCAAGCATCGCTATCCGCTTTTCCAGCATGAAGTATTCAGCTAGCAGTTTGGCTTCTGGGTACTCGAGTTCGCCAAGGATTGTTTCATCGATTTTGGCTTGTCCAGCTGGAGTGTATTCTTTTGGTTTCCATCCATACTTACTGGCGAGACGATCCCCGATTTGTAATCTGCTACCTGGGTTGAACGGGACCAACTTTGTCTTCGTCTTGAGGCTAATGACAGTGGGTTCAAATACGTCCTCCATTTGTTTCTTGATGGCATTGCGTTTAGCAGACAGTTCTGCATAAAGCTGAGCTGCTGCAGTCGTGTCAAAAACAAAGCCTGTTTGCTCCATGTCAGCACAAACTTGTGCTATTTCATGTTCTAGTTGTACGGCTTCTTCAGACGGCTCTTGTTCCATGCAATGCTTATATAGCTTTGCGGTTACACGGACGTCTTGAAGCATGTAGTCCATCATTTCTTGACTGAACTCTTCAAAGCCTTTGTCGTAGTCATCTTTATATGCACCAATTCTAAAGCCCCACGCTTTCAAGCTGTGGCTGCCATAAAGTTTTGGACTCATATTTTCATGACGTGAAACAAAGTCTTTGTCTTTTATGTTCGGAAAAAGAAGGCGTGATAGAACTAGGGTGTCGATCACTTTGTCTGGCTTAAAATCTGGATAGAGTTTTTGTATTGCTAGAATATCGAAACCGATAACATTGTGCCCACCAATTACCCCTGATGATAAAGCGTTTATGGCTTCGTCAATCTGGTCTGGATAAAATTGGTGTAGCGTTTCGGTTTCAGTGTCCCAGTAAGCCAAACAATGGATCTTTGTCATTTCGTCCAACAGACCGTCAGACTCAAGGTCAAAGATTTTCATGTTTCTCCTTAGAACGGCATCTCATCGTCAAAGTTGTGCTCTTTGAGTCTGCCAGTTTCATTTTGGTAAGTTAAAAGGCACGCTTTGCCTGTTTCGCCTGTGAATCTGTTTTTCACGACACGAACAGTTGTCTTGTTTTGCTCGTCACTTTGTTGATCGCGCTCAAGGCCAATAACAATGTCAGATAACTGACCGATGCTATGGCTGCCACGCAAAGAATTTAGTGATACTTGCAAACCATCTTCAAAGCCTTTGTTGCCTTCAGGTCGTCTCAGATGAGACACAAGCAACATGCCTATGCCTGTCTCTTCAACTAGAGTGCGGAGTCGTGTCATGCAGACATCTATCGCTTTGCGTTCATCCGCAATATCAAGACCACTAATAAGAATAGATATATGGTCAAGAATAACCCAAGAACATTCGAGTCCTTTGGCCAAGTAACGTATTTTAGCAATGATATTGTCGACAGCCACGCTGCCAAAACTATCGTAAAGATAAGTGCTACCACTGCCGAATAGCTCATTAAACGCATTGCGGAGCTCATCTTTTTCCACATTGTTCGCGTCGATGTGGAGTAGCTTGTTAAGCTCGATACCAATAAGACCGAGCGCAGTCCTTTTGACTGACTCTTCGAGGGCGATGTATCCAACGCGTTCTCCTTGTTTGATGAGATGATGAGCGCATTCACGGACAAAAGCAGATTTGCCGATACCCGACCCTGCTGTGACCGTGATTAACTCGCCTTTGCGCATGCCTCTTGTTTTTTCGTTAAGGCCAGCAAAGGGATAGTCAATGGCAGATGCTGCCTCCTGCCTGCTCACCACATCCCATAAGTCTTTGGCAGCAATAATACCGTCAGGTCTATATTGGGGAGCGTTCCAAACTGCTTGGACAAGCTCTTTAATACGACCTGCAAGTAACATTTCATTTGCATCTTTTAGTGGCAATTGAGCCACAAATGCTTTGCCTGGCTCTAGTATCTCGGCACAAGCAGAAGCTGCTTCTTGGCCTGGCTTGTCAGCGTCAAAGCAAAAGACAACTTCAGTAAAATTCTGAAGCCACTCTAGCTCTCTTCTAACAGCCTTAGGCGCACTTTGAGCACCTTGGGGGACAGATACCACAGGCCACTTGTTACCAAGCGCCTGGGATAAAGATAGGGCATCTATTTCACCCTCAACAATGAACAGTCTTTTGCCTTTGCTTTGCAGCCATTGGCCAAAGAATGGAAGATTAGAGCCATCACCGATGACCCTAAACTCCTTGTCTTTTGTTCTTGTTTTGAGGGCAACTAATTTGCCGTTGCGATAGTATGGTGCGATTTGTCTCGAACTATCCACTCGGTACCCGAAGTGTCTTGCTGTATCAGCTGAGATACCTCGGGCTTTGAGTGCTTGTGTTTGTGCTTGCGAGTATACAATGTCTGCTTCCGATGTACTTTTGGCCGGTACTTCGGTGAACGGACTTGCTTCGCTAGATGGTTCCTGACTTTCATCGACTTCTCCATATGTTTCGCATGAGAAACAGTATGTGTGTCCGTCTGTGTAAAGTGAGTTGGCGTCGCTGCTTCCGCAGTTATTGCACGGAAGGTGCGCTAAAAATGTCGCTGAGGAATCCTGTGTTTCCGTCATGTGTTGGCTCCGTCCATCCTTCAGGTTTGATTAAGTCCCAGCCACCACTTTGTTCGCGACCAGGTTTGACACCGCGCTCTTTTGCCATATTGGCTAAGTGCACTTCGTCCCACGCTTCTTGGATGTCGACACCTAGCAAAGCTAGAGTGCCAAGAGCAAAAACCGTTATATCAATTAGAGAATCGACAATACCTTCTTCGTCATTTGCAGCCACTGCTGCTCCAAACTCTGAAAGCTCTTCTTCCATTTGTTCACCACGGAAATAAAGTTTACCGAGTGTTAGTGGTTCATGATTAAACCCGTATTTGGCCTGCAAGGCGTAAACGTCAGCTACGATGCTAGACATGCTCTCTCCTTTTGGGTTTAGCGAAAGCCTCGACAAATAGATCTATGTCGTGCTTTTCGTAATCAAACAGTATGTAAGTGCCGTGTTTGCCTTCACTTGCTAGCTTGTCAAAAGTGGTCAACACAGGTGCTATGTTTTTGAACATTTCAGGGCGTTCTGATTTCATGCGGTTGTGTGTGCCAATAGCTGAGTCAGTGCGGCATAGTATTAAAGTTGGATTGTAGGCTTTAATGGCTTCTTGGCATAAAGCAGCAGTGTCGTAACTCGGACCGTCTCGGTAAGTTGTGCCGTATGCTGCTTCACTCAACGCCCATCTATCGATGACGCAAGGAACATTTGCCATTTCTTCTAGCTTGCCTGCGCTATGCAAAAGCAAGCGATGGTAGGCTTTTATGTTCCAGCTGTCGTGATAGCTGCAGTGTATGTATTGAGCGTTTTGAAACTCACAGATCTTTTTTGCTAATGTTGTTTTTCCTGTGCAATCTGCACCTTCAATTATTATCATTTCCAACCTCTAAATTGGTCGGCAGCACGCTTCAAATTTGTGATGAAGTCACCTGGATTCAAACACGAACAAGCAGTGTAGTATTTAGTTTCTGCGTCGTTGGTGTCTTGAGTTTCCAACCACTTTTCAGCATCTTCAAAATGATGCTCGTATAAGTGAAAAGATCCAGCGCGCACATAAAGATTACCTAATGACACGCCAATGCTTTTGACCATCCACAGATACACTTGCATGTATTTGCCGATGGCTGAAAAGGTGAACATGTCATAGGGCATACCCCAGACAACGTCTTGGCTGCGCATATTTACGACAACATGAAGTTTGCCTGCGCGCAGTAAAAACTGGATGCCGGTTGTGCATGGTATATCTTTGGAAGGACCTGGTCGCTCTCGCCAAATATTGATGTAACAGCGGCGGCTGTCTGGATCATTGGCTAATTCTTCGGCTGCCCAACTAATTTGGTCCATAACTTTGGGACCATAAGCGCCATTTAAAGTCATTCCGTCATCACTGAAGCGCTGGTAGTTTTTCATGAACGGCATAATAAATTCTAAGTCATTACGCCCTAATAAAATCCATGCTGCTTCGACAAACATAAATGGGTAATTCAAGTTCCTGCCTTTGTGTGTAACAACAGGCTGGTTCATATCGATTGAGTAGTTGTAGTTAATAAGTTCTTTGATTTTCTGTTCACGCGGGTTGCTAATAAAATCATAACTGTGTGCAGTTTTATTTAGTGCAGTAATCCACGCTTCATTTGGTGATGTCATAGACACTCCTACAAAAGAAAGGAGCGCCCGAAGGCGCCCCTAAATTACTTAAACAGCTTGCTTATAATGCGGCTTGCCTAGGTAATATTCTGTGTACGGTGTTCCACGAGTATCTTGTTTGCTGCGCTTCTTGACATTGAAGCCTTTGCTAACCAAACGGCTAATGGCAGCTGTAAGGTTTTGAAGATCAAACTCGTGCATTGCAATAAGCCTTGTAACTTTACGGCCTTGCTTCAGGTGTTTGATTAGTTGTTCTTGCTTTGTCATAAATCCACTCTCCTGGAATAAGTTTGTCGGCGTGTTTAAACCCATGTTTGTCGCACCAATCGGCATAGCTAGTTTTGCTGCCTTTGTTGATTTTTGATGCACTTCGGGTAAACACAAACCGAATGTCTAAGTCTGGATTTTGTTGTTTCACTAGACGCATCTTGCGGCGGTCTTCACTTGTGAACCTGCCTTTGCATTCAATTATGACGTCATTAGGTAAAACAAAATCTGGGATATACTTGGCGTCTATTTGATATGGAATTTTGCGTTTTTCATATTCAAAGTCGACACCAAGTTCTTTGAGCTGTTCAGCTACCGTAGCTTCAAGTCCGCTGCGGTAGCCGTTTTCAAATTTAATGTGTCTAAAAGTCGAAGGACGCATCGTTGCCTTTAGTCTCTTCTGATGCTGCATGGACATAACCGTCTTCAACTGGTTCAAAGGCTGTCCCACCAAATTCAACGAGGTCGATAATTTGCACGGCGTTGAGATACATCGTAACACCTGTATTTCCTCCTGCGTTGTATGTAGACATGACGCCTGAGACTTTGATGCCTGAACCATTGCCGACGTTGAGGTCTTCTTTAATTACTGAACCTGCAGCATCATAAAGAACTGGTTTCTTAGCTGATTTAGCTCTGATGCGGACACCTCCGCTTTCTTCATCGATTTCAAATGGCCACTTGGCTTTTGGTAACGCTTTGTCACCGTATTCTTCTACAAAAATTTCTTTGGCTTTAGCCATGATGGCTTGAGCTTGATCTTTGGGAACCATAAGATCAGTTTTGTAGACACCTTCGGCGTTGTAGCGGGTGTCTGGGTTAGATAACCAAGGCCACACTGCACTACCTTTAGGCGTCACAAATTTAGCTTTGCTCATAAAGCGCTCCTTTAATAAATGTTTGATTTTCTAAAATTGAGGCTGCTTCTTTAAACAGCCAATTGATGTTCACTCCGAGCTCATCAAGCTCTGCAAGAACATCTACAGGGACGGGAATATCGTCCTGTATGAGGCTTACTGCGCGTGCAATAAGATCCTCACGCCGTTGCTCGTACGACATGCTAACTCCTCTTGATATATGTGATGGTTAAGCGAAGGCGTAGTCGCTAGCTAAGACTTCTCTAAGATTTAAATTTCCGCGCTCTGGTATATCGACCATTGCCATTCGACTGCCGTCGTTTAATTGGCTAAAAGCAGAATTATATAACCTTTGAATAACGTCAAAGTGCTCGTACATCGCAACAAATTGTTCTCTTATTAAATATGAGAACTCTTGAGTGTCAGCTGCTTGTGTTCCAAAGCTGTCATGGATCAACATGAAGTCTTCCATGCCTGCATCTAATCCAGCTAAAACGCTGAACATCAAGTGACTGGCATCAAGTGAGTGGATAAAGTTTGGTGCTGCAGCATTGCGCTGCTTCATCTTATCCAAAGTGCCTTTTGGTGTTGTGCGTAAATTCAACATTATGCAGTTGTACACATCACCGTCAGGTGTGACCTTGCTGTTTTGTGATGCTTCAGAAGGTCTTATTGTTTTGTCGTAAAGGAATATTCGGACGCGGTTAATATTGTAGTCCTCATAAGCATGCACGACTGGTAAGCCGATTGGCGACGTCCAAATTAAAGGCTTAGCTTCGTGTGCACATAGTTGTGCGCACTTTTGAATAAACCGCATTCCTTCTGCTGCTTTTTTAACAACATCATTAACGGCATCCCAAACTTTGCCTGCCATAAAACTGGCACATTTAGATCCATTGTCTTCGCCAAATGGGTGTGTTTCTCTTATGCCCTCTAGAACATCGTCTTCTAGCGGTTTCATAAGATCTTCCATGAGCTGTTGCCTAAACCCAAACTTTTCGCTTGAGTAGGCAAAAGTCATGACGTTGCGTTTAACAACTTTGCGCGACACACCATATGTACGCCAAGCTGCTGCTTCATCTGAAGTGTCAGAAGCAATAGCATCGTTAACTCTATCTGCAACAATCTGGTAAACATCAGCAGGCTTGTCTGCGTATGTTAAGTTAACTGTTGCACCACCTTTTTCGTCTCTGAGTGCTGCGCTGTAGTGTTGAACACCGCTATTAGCACCATCAACTGAAGGTGGTATGTGAGAGATATGATCGTCACCATTTTCGACATAGCCAGCAAAATCAATGCAAGCGGCTAAGAATAAAAATGGTTTGTCGGCTTCTTGCCATAGGCTTCTTGTTAGCCCTGGCTTTTTACCGATTAAGTACAAAGCACGCTGGTTTTTATTAACCCATGCAATGCGGTCATTGAGGGATTTTTTACTCACTTTGTCAAAGTCACCAGTGTTGGCAACATTGATGCAAAGCCAATAAGCACCAGTAGGTCCTAGTTTCTTGCCACGCGCAAATTGAAACAACGCACGTATGTGGTCAGCTCTTTGGTGGTTAAATGTTGGTATAGGGTAAAGACGACCACGGAAATCTAAGTTATGAGGCAAGTAGAACTTGTCGTGTTTAGCAAGCTCTTTAGCAGTATTAAGATCTGTAGACATGTTAACAACATCAGCATCAAAAGCTCTGTTGCGAAGTATGATCTTTTCTTTTGTCTTTTTGACGTGCTTGCGCTGCTTGCTATCAAGTTCCTCCCAGTTTTTAGTTTTGCCTGGGACTTTTAGCTTTGCTTGTCGTGGAAACTTGTTGATGACATCACCACGTTCCCATGAAGCAATCACTTGCTCAAGCACTGGTTTGTTGATCGCAAAAGGAGTTGACTGAACAGCGTTAAGTGCTCTCGTAATCCGATCCATAGATCCAGATTTAAACGCAGTGTCAATCAGCTCCTTTTGCTTGCTGTTAGCTCGTCTTACCAGAGGGACAAGACTAGCTAATTTAGGATTGTGGTAGCAGCCACTATTGAAAGATGTCCAAGGCTTTGGCTCAGACAGCATTGGTTTAAACAATGGCGACATCCACTGTATTTGGTCAGTAAGATCATCGACTAGTTTTCTACCTACTTCTGTTAAACCTAAGTTTTTGACGAAGAACTTCTTCTTCGGTCTATCATAAACTTCAAATAACCCTGATCCTGCTATCACAGAATTTAAAACAGCTTGACCAACATTTACTAGCTGCTCAGCAGTCCATCTTTCGACACCATAGCCTTCACGCCCAGCAACAGCTGACATAGCTTTAAGCCTATGGCGGCTAGAGTTGTGATTTTTGCGGGCCATTTCGAATAGACGCTTAAACAGCTTTGGGTTTTTAGATGAAAAATCTAAAGCCCATAATTCGACACAAACTTGCTTACCTATGTTGGTGCAAATGTTGGTCAAATCTGTAAATTGACCGACACCAATAAAGGCATAATTCAATCCAATATAAGCGATTGTGTCGTTGTTCAAGTTATCTAATGCGTAGTACCAGAATGGCTTGCTAGTAATGCGGCTTGTTAACTCTAAGTCTTTAGAAATTTGTTCAGAAACTAAAGGAATTGCTCCTTTAACTAATTTTGTGTCTACGGTTCCTAAAATACCTGTTTTAGAAAGTTGCTCTTCTTGAGTTAGGAATCTGTCTATTCCATCTTCGAGCATAGAGATCTCTTGTAGAGAATCCATTGCACCTCCATTCAACACTAATCTGCTTTAGTGCGGCTTCTTAAAGTCTTGACTTATTTGCTAGGATGTGCGTGTGTTCTTGCTATGTTCTATTTTACTAATTGGCGCATATAAGCGTCAAGATGAAACTGAAACTAGGCAGCTATTTGCCACCATTTGGGCGTTTTAGTGGCACGTGCCCATGAAGCAAAATAGGCTTTTTCTCCGCGGTAATACTGTCTGTACGCAGTTACAGCATTGCTGTGCTTATAGACGTCAGGCATGCATTGTGGTGGTCGTTTAAAGCTATTTGTTGGAATTGACTTCGGCAGCTGCTTAAGGGGTTTTACAAGCGACCAATATTTATGTGTCGTGCCGTAACGCTTCTTGTGCTCGCTGAGCAAAGCGACAAAAAGACCATAAGCCCATTTGTAGTTTTCAGACCCCGCACGTACCCATTGAGTAGATGGATGGTTAAGGTGCGCTATTTTGCACAGAGAGTGCTTGTCTGCATATTTGCTGCCGTCTAGTGCTCTGTGTGCAGTTGAGAGCATCTGGGCGGTTTCTAGGACCATTTTGACAGCATGCTTATCGCAGTGCATTTCTGCCGCTGTCGTGTAGTCATTTGCAAGAAAGAATATGTTCACGTAGATCTCCTTAACGACAAAAAAGTTTTGTGTTAGAAAATCTCGTGATTTGCAGCTGGATAGAGCACCAGACTACGAATCTGGGGGTCGGGAGTTCGAATCTTCCCGAGCGCGCCATTTTTTCACTGCTTTAATCACGAGATTGCCATTAGGAATTGACGGCGTCTAGCAAGTCCTGGTCGTCAATATGAGCATAACGTAGTGTTGTAGTTATGTTCGAGTGACCAAGCATTCGCTGTACCATCGCTATATTCTTAGTCTTTTTCAGCATGCGCGTCGCAGTGGTGTGCCGCAACGTGTGCAGCACAAATTGTGCATCCTTAGAAAGACCTACTTCCTCACGAACCTTAGCCCAAAATCTGTGGACTTGATGTCTTTTGATCTCGAATGGTACGTGAGTTTCTAGTAAAGCGCGTGCTTCAGGTGTTAAAGGTACTGAACGCGCTTTGCCTGTTTTTGTTTTCCACAGTCTAACCCAATCTCCATCAAGATTTTCTTTGGTTAGACCAAGCACTTCACCTCGGCGCATGCCTGTATCTATTAAGATACGCGCGAGCGCTTTCATTTCTTGCCTATGTTTTCTTGCTATCAAATAGTCAGCAGAGTCTATAGCCGCAAATACTTTCTCTTCTTCGTTTGGAGACAGCCAGCGAACACGATGGGGTGAAGGCTGTTTGCGTGAAAAATATGGCAATTTGTCTATTAGGTTTCTTTGTTTTGCGTAACGCAGCAACGTACTAAGAACACTAATATTGTGGTTTATAGACGTACCAGTCATAGGCTTGCCACGATGTGTGATTACTTTTTCAAGACCTTCTACGTACTTATCGACCATCTGCGTGTCGATGTCTTTAATATCAGGATCTTTGAGTATCTCTACACATCTTCGAGCCTGCGAATGAAAGGTTTTGCAACCTTCTTTGTCCTTCCACAGCTTCATGCCAGCTTCGTTTAGAAGCTCACTTAGTTTCATTGTTTTGCTCCTTATAAAGTGAAAAAACACCGGTCCGTGATTGGACCAGTGCATTAGATGATAAAAATTGCGTCTGAAGTTATTGCCAGCTACCTGTGCGCATTTGGGCTGCAAGCTCTTGTGCGCGCGATCCAACTTGGGTGGACCACCTGCTGTTGAGCAACTCGGCTGCCGCTGTGTCGTAGTCCGACTGTTTTAGCGCTGCCATTGCGTTTTCGAATTTGAGTGCTGTTCCTATACCCACATTGAAGACAAAGTTGATCAATGCCGCACGACGGACAGGATCTAGTGTCTCTGACCACGGCATGTAGTGCTTGAGTTGTTGCTCTACGTTCTTGACGTCGTTTTCTAACAGCACTAAGGCTTCTTCTTTTGTGATGCCAACGTCTTGTAGGTTCCGACCAACGCCTATTGTCAACTTGTCTGATGTGCATTTATAGGGTTTTAACTCCATGCCTTCGTGTCTGATTAGTTGTTCAAGTAGTTTATCGATGTGCTGCTCCATTAATTATTTACTGACCCCTTTAATCTTTTCTGCTGTGCGAAGACCACCAAGGCCAAGCATGCCGAGCAAGACAGTCATAAGGCTGTCCATGTCAAATACTGGTAATTCTGGAATTTCTACGCCGAGATAAGCACAAACAAACATAGTCACTGGCGCGAATATAAAGTGCCAACCCATTGCACTAGCTAAAATCCATCCTAAAAACGGACGCCAACCAGCAACAAAAATTGAACGGTGCTGCGCTTCTGCTTTGTTTATTTCTAATTGACCTTTTGCTAACTCTTGAGCGTGCCTTTGCGACATCGTAGCTATCTCATGTGCTAGCTTGGCCTTTTCGTCTGCGTCTGGAATAAATTTATCCAGCAACCCTGTTACAGGTCCTATGAGTGCTTGAAGCATTATTTCTTTCCTTCGTGATTTATCCAGACAGCAAACATGCCACTAAAGCACCCACAGATTGTGGATACGAAAGCCGTTTGTTGTGTAGTTGCTGATGGCCCAAGAGACATAAACCAGTCGGCGCAGTTCCACGCCATTAGGGTTGAAGCTGCCATCATGATTCGCGGGAGGATCTTAAGAGCTAAGAACTGTTCTGCTGTCATCATGTGAGTGTTCCTCGTTTAAGAGGAATACATTTGTATGACATAGCCTTAAAGTTAGGCATGTAGCGGTTTAGGTCGCTTGCCATTTCCATCGCCCTAGCTACACAGGCTTTCTCTGAAAGGATCGGGTGGCGTGTGTTCTCCATCTCGAGACAGTTCGATGGGTCTATGAGAGAGCATACAAGGACTAGCGTCTTAAACATTACTAGCCTCCAGTAAAATGTATACGAATAGACAAAGGGCAAAGACACCAAGGCATATGCAAGCCGCCCAGTAGATAAAAAGGAGAATGTCGTCTTGGCGTTTTATAGCGAGACGCTTGGCTTCTGCTGCTGCTTCGGCTCTTTGTCGTCTGGCTTCAGCGCAGAACTTTACGTAGTCAGGGTACATATTCGCCCTGCCGTATAGCTGCATCATTGAGCGTAATTCGTCTTCTTTACGTTTGAGTTCGTCTAAGGCAAGAAACTCTTCTAAGTCAGACTTACTACCGTCTAGGTTACTACCTTTAGATGCTGCCTTCTTCTGAACTTCGTCTTTGTTTAGAGTAAAGTCTGAGATTGCTTTACCAGCTTTGGCAAGGTCTGAACCATTCTCAACGCATTTCTTGATGATTGCGAAGGCTGCATTAGCCGCCGCGAGTTCTGCTAACATGAGCGTCTCCTAAGAGTTACGCTCTCCCTCAAGATAGTCTGCCATCAGCTTTTGTAAGCCAATGGACAGCAGCTTACATTTAGTATTTTCGTCTAATTCAACGACCATAGTCGCAGAGCCGTCCTCGCGTTCCACGAGATCGATGATATTAAGTTCATTCATTATGCTTCCTTGGGATTATAGTTTCATAAGCAATGAACCAGCGAGACCAACGATAACAATCGTTGACGCCATGATCATTGCTTCGAGACGCCATAGCCGCTTGTCGAGGCCAGTAAGTTTGTCTTCTACGGCAGCGTAGCGGATAGCGCACTCTTTCTCGTGTGCCTCAAGTTCAAGGGCGACACGAAGTTCTGGGGTTACAGACTGCTCTAGTTTCATTCTGGTGCTGCCGGAGCCATCTCAGCAGCTTGTGCCTCTGCGTTTCGCACTGCTGCGGTCTTTACGACATCATTGTCGAAGGCGTAGGCAACGATAGCTTCTCTTGTCGCTGGTACTTGTATGCCGTTGTCGAGGCAATGCTGGACTGTTAGCTGCACGATTTCGTCATTGGCAATCCTTGCACGTTCAGTCACTGCGTTCTCAGCCCAATCAGACGGAGACAATGCAGCGTATTCTAGTCCTTTGAACTGAGTGTCCGTCAGTTCGATTGTTATTGTTTGTGTCATTGTTTTTACTCCGTTTAACCTATTAGATAGCCTGAAAAATAACCTGAGTTATCCAATGAAGAGTTAGCGTCAAAAGTCGCAACCAATTTGATAATATCGTTAGCACTTAGAGACAATGCAAAAGCGGCACTAATACAAGTCCACGAAGTTGAGGAGTATTCTAAGAAACTTAGCCCTGAAGGCGTTGAGCCATTTACTCTACATTGAATTGAAATGTAACTTGAACTTGGTCTGTAGACATTTAGGGCAAAAGCAAACCAATATGTTCCGGCAACTGGTGCAGTAAATTGGCTTGTCGAAGTGTTAAAATGATTACCAACATTTACTGTAGTTGCCCCAAAAGTAATAGGGTCTATTGGACTTGAAGACGATGTTTGGTATGCAGATTTTCTAGCACTAAACGCTGGCTGATACGGCATCGT